GAACCGGCGTCGTCCTTTTGCAGGATTTGGATGACCGTAGGGTCGTAGGAATCGGCCAGCTCTTGAATGACCGAGACGATGGACGGACTATTGAACCACGAACCGTCCGCCAAGCCGCCGTCCCAGGCCACGAAGGCTGTTGTGGGGGTGCGACTATCGTAGTCCGCCCGACTCGCAATTTGGCCCGGAGAAACCTGATCGTCGGCGTAGATGTTGGAGTTTGGTGTACCTGTATAACCGTTCCCGTAGACGCGGCTGTAGGCAACGTCTATCGTGGCACCGCTCAGGCCGCTAATGCCTGTCCAGCGGAAGAACGCATCGCGGGTCCAAGTAGCTATCCCCCAAACCGCAAAGTCCAGCGTGGCATAGAGAAAGCCGTCCTCAGTGGTATGTCCGTCGTCCGCACTCGCCCCCACCTGCTTGTCTATCGTCACGTCCACCATCAGCGGGTAGGCCGCCCCCTGGACGAACGACAGCGGCACCCGATGGGAGACGTACAGGCTGTTCCCCTGTTTCTTGAACCGGAACGTCCCTAGCTGCCCGTTGCCGTCGCTGTCCCAGGAACGCGGCAGGGCGAACCACCAGAGGACGTTCCCGCTGCCATCACGGAACTCCACGAGGCCCTGAGTGTCTCTATCACCCCGCTTCCACTCCTGGCCGTTGACGTAGGGTGTGACCCCGCTGGAGTGGGCGAAGATGAGGTTCAGTTCGAGGACGGGATTACCCCCATCGAGGATGAATTGCTCTACGGCAGGCAGGTCGGCCAGCGAGTCTATCGTCAGCAGCTTGGCCAGCCGCGCCGTCTGCGCCTGCCAGGTAAGAGTGCGCCCAGGCCCGTAGCCGTCTGTCCAGGTCAGCGTGTCGTCATCTACCGCCGCATCCACAGCCCCAGGCATGGAGATGGGCTGTATCTGGCCCAGGTCGTTGGAGTATTGCAGCGCCATCGGCTGGAAGCGCACCCACTCGGAGCCGTTGCGGTACTCGATGACCTGCCCCGCGTTCAGCGTGGACAGCGCCCGCACCTCAAAGCCTGCCTTCGTCATCTCCCAGTCCCACGGGGTTGTAGACGGGACGAGCGCGGTGTCTATCTCCTGGTCGCTGTCAGGCCCGTAGTGAAGGGGACCAATGGCCACGTCCAAGGCGAACCGCTGGCGACCGTCCTCACGGTCAGCCAGGCGATGCTTAATGGAGTTGCGCCCACGCTGGACAACTATGGCTTCGGGATGGTTGGCCCTGACCTTGGCGCGGGCCTCGGCTGCCGGGTTCATCTACGCCTCGGCGTTCTTTGTGATCTCGTAGGTGAACTCCACTGTGTCAAGGTTGACCACGGAAACAGTAGGGCTGATGAGTGAGCGGTCCATGAGCTCTCCACCACCTGCACCTGTCAGGTTGGCGATAGAGTGCTCCTGCCAGGTCTCAGTGGCGTCAGCGGTGACAGTGGCAACACTTTTGTAGATGTCTGCCGTGGCACCTTCAATTTGTGTGCCTGTAGCCTCCAGGCCGGCGTCCGCTATCAGGCCGGTGTCACCATTAGATTCAGCCTGAGCGGATGTGCCTGGGCGATGGAACTTGAAGTCACCATATGTAGAATCCTCAGCCTGTAGCTGGTCCACCTCAAAGTCACGGAACTCAGTAGTTACCTTGCCTCGGGAGACCAGTCCTACATTCTCCATCCAACCCATCGCGCCTGTAAACGGGTCACGCTCCGTGGCGTGATAGTGACGGACATACAGTTCAGCATAGGTGCTGATATGTAGGTCATGGCCTAGCACCAAGTTGTAGTACAGGTGAGGAATATTAGACCATACATGGTCACGTAGCCACGCTAGGATATTGTGGCGCCAGAAGCTACGCTTCCTGTTATGGTAGAGGTAACGCCCCCTGCTTTTGTAGTGGTGGCCTAACTCATCATCGCGGATAAGGCCTGACGGTGGCTTCGTAGTAGAGGCCAGCGGCAGCGCCAGAGTATCTAAGGTCATGCTATCCTCCTATCATACAACGGGGACAAGGCATGAAGCCTTGCTCAATGGCCGACGCTGCATCGTTAATGTAGCCCACGTTATCCTGTGGTAGCTGCTCGCAGTCCTTTGTGTTGTCATGGAACATGAACGGTCCCATGCGGTGAGACACCCAGAACTTAGCAGTCTGTCGGTTGTCGTCTCCTGCTCCAGACTCACCCTTGGTTGCCTTACCTGAACTAACGCTGCCGCTAAGGCCTCTTCTGTGTTGTGCCATTAGATACCTGCCTCTCTGACCTTTGCCAGCAAGAAGGTAACCTCCTTGGTCAGAAGGTCTATCTGCTGTTGTAGGCGTGAGCCCTCGTTAGGGTCAGCCTCTAGGTCCTGAGCCGCTCGCAGCTTGGTCTTTAGTGTCACCTCACGGTTAGCCATAATGCTCCTCTACTTCTTGTGTCGCTTGGACTTGCGCTTAGGATGAGGGTTGCCCTCAGAGTGGTACTCTCCAATGACCTCTCTGGTAGTGCGAGGCCTCATGCCGTGCTCCACACCATGCAAGAGCCTTATCTGAGCAGCGGCTTTTGCAGGAGTAGTGGCCTTGGCATGAACGCCACTAGGACCAGTCACCCTGACCTTTCCCTTACCAACGCTAGTCTTCTTGTAGGGCATGGTCTACTCCTTGGGCGGCCAGTCCTCCCCCTCCATGAAGTGTTCATAGAGAGGGAGGAACTCAACCTTCAACTGCCCCTCTTGGTCAAGCCTCCTGAACGCCAGTTTGATGACACCTCTGGCAGACTCACCTATCTCGATGTCCACAGGTCTGTCAACCGTCTCGTCCCAGGTGTATCTATCACCATCGCGCTTCACCTTGAGGCGCTTGAGCTCCTCTTCGGAAAAGCTGAGGCGCTCCTGCTGCTCCCTGATTACCTTGAGAGTAATGTAGTCGCTCTGGTCAGGAAGGATATTCAGCAGAAGTAGGCGTTGCTTGACATTAAGAAGCATCTGTTTCCTCCTAGTTGAACCTCTGGTAGGTCTGCAACCACTCCAGCGGGAGCTCTCCTTGGTTGTTAAGCTCTCGGAACTCTGAGGTGATTATAGTCAAGCCTTCGGCTCCTATGTTGATGATCTTCGGCTGGCTCTTGGCTGCTCCAGTGGTCTTCAACTGCGTCTGGAGGTTTAGGATAATAGCCAGCGAACCCGCGTCAGCAGTCTCAGGCAGTAGCGCCTGGAGACAAGTACGCTCGGCAGGAGACAACTCTATGTCCCCACCTTGGAAGCTGGGCTCACCAGAATCGGGTACTCGCTGGAAGTTGCCTGTTGACAGGAACTCATCTACTCGGCTCTCGGGCACTTCGTAGGCGTCACCCTCCGTGTCATCCTCGAACCTGAACAGAACGTCACCACCCTCTTCCTCGGGCAGGTAGGTCGTTGCCGTACACAATAGTTTTACCACGTTCCTCCTCCTCTCCTAGTTGGCGTAAAGCTGGATGTGGTACAAGCTAGACCCAACGTACACCTTCAGAGTGTGGTCCTTGCTATTGCTTGCCTTGTCACTACCCGTTGAGGCACCAGTACCGCTACTGTCCAGGTTCAGGAAGCAGTCCCAACCTTTGACGTTCACATCCCGAATACGAAGAAACGAAATGAGACCACTGTAGGTGTAGGTGCTTGGGACAGCCAGGAACGATGAGAACGCCGACACGTCGCCCGTGATTGTACGGGTGCCAGAGGTGCCGAAGTCGATGTTGGCCTCGACAGCCACCACCTGGGCAGCAATGTCACCGGAGCCAGCCTTGAGAACTGGGTCTGCAAGGATAGCTCGCAGGTCGTTGCCACCCATACTAGCCTGGAACCTGGGTGAGACCTCAAGTCCAGTGATACCACCAGAGCCGTCTGCACTCTTGCTAGGCTTGATGCTAACAGCCGTATGGTCACCAGCTGCCTGGGTCACGTTGCGGCTATTGATACGGACATTCTTACCATCCTGTTGAGTGTCGATGTAGAAGTGGTCAGCCGCGACCGCCTTCAACGTCAAGGTACTGTCCAGGAGTTCCGCCAGGGGTGCTCCACCAGCAGGAGCATCCGCAGGAAGTGTTTTGTTCTTTAGCCACTGGTAAGGCATTGTACTTCTCCTCCTCCACCACCAGTCGTGTTGTACTAGATTAGTTTCTCGACACCTTCTGTGAGCTCCGCGTCCACCGCGGGAATACCCAGGGAGACGAGAGGCTCAAGGTCGGCCCTGTTGACCGGAACCACAGGGGTTGAGCCACTGGACACTACGGTGTTCAGCCTAACCTTGGTCACGGTCTGACCACTGGCAGGCCTCGGAATGTAGACCGGACGGGCGATTACGATATCGTCATCGCTCTCATCCAAAATGGGGAACTGTCCAATGTGGTAGTAGTTGGAGCCTCCATCAATGGATGCCTGGACTGCCACAGAGACCACCACTGTGGTTCCTGTGCAGGTCCCTAGCAGCATCCGCACCATAGCCCAGAAGCCACCTTCGGTGTCCACTACTGAGCCCTTAGCACCGGTGCCAGCCATATCGACGGCACCGGTGATTAGGGCCAGGTTTACGTCTTTCGCCATTTCTATGCTCCTTCTGTTTCAGCTACCGCTTCTCGTTGTTCAGGCGTGGCAACTACCGTCTGAGAGCCATCGGCCAGGATATCCTCAGTGGGCCTGTCCACTTGCAGCTTGTAGCCCTCTAGGACCCACCCATAGACAGGGTGATACCAGTCCCAGTGCCTCATCCTAGCCTCACGCTGAGTGAGAGCCACTGGGCGGTGCTTAGTCCAGGTTTCACCATCAGCAGACGTTTGTTCAACGTCCCTGTATAGACGGCCACCCTTATCGTAGACATCAGGCGGTAGTTCTGCCATAGCACACCTCCTACGTGTTCATTCCTGTTCTCTCAGCCCGTCAGTATACCGTAGAGCCTCGCAGCTGCACGGGGATGCTTTAGGACTAGGCCAGTGTACCACTCAATTCGACCCAAGTGGTAGGGACCAGCCTCTACCTCTCCAAAGTCCTTGACTGAGGGGAGGGACATACTTTGGATACCATGGAGGTAATCAACCCCCATGCGAGTGCAGTACATACTGGCGGTGTCACTGGCGCCATCACCAGGGTCCTCATCAAAGAGGAAGAAGGATGAGCCATCATCCTCTCGACGCACGACACGGATGGGAGTGCCAGCATAGGCCATCTGCTGCTTGCCAAAGGCGTCCTGGGTGAAATTGATAAGACCAGAGCCAGTTACGGCTCGGACCAGGGTAGTCACCTTACGCCTCATGATCGGAGACATCCAGAGCACCTTGTCTCCACCATCGCCAAGGACAGCATCTAGGAGCTCGTCCATCAGGGCGAGGGTAAGTTGGGCGCCTCCAGAGCCCATAATAATTTTCTGGTTGCCGGTCAGTCGCTTGCGGAGGCCGTCGAACTGGTAAGGGTCAACAGCGGTGTCCCCCTCGAAGAAGGTCTCCGAGAAGGTAATGCCAGCTTGACGAGCCTTCATCCGATACTTCTCAGCCTTGAGGTTGAGCAGGTTGGACATAGCTTTGACCTCAAAGTTGTCCACCTTGACCTCGCCACCGAGAATGACCAGAGGCTCAAACAGGGGATTGATGACACCCGCATCAGGCGTGTAGGTCCCACCTACGCCACGCCATGATACAGTGCCCAGACTAGCCTCGCGGTGATACCGGAAGGCTGGCCCGGTGATTGTCTTCTGCGGCAAGTACTCCAGGACAGGAGAAGCCTCGACGATGATCTTCGCCACCGACCTCTCCAGGTCATCCTGGCTGTGCTTGGCCGCTTCGAGCATGGTTATGTCAGCCACGGTCTAACTTCCTTTCTTATTGGGTTTTCCACTAAGAGCACCCTCTAGCAGGACACCGCTATCAGTCTTGATCAGGTCCGGACGGGGTCCGGTCGAGCGCCCTGAAACTACAGCAGGCCTCTCGCCATCTATCTCAGGCAGGTGTTCCTCTTTGTAGGCTTC